TTGTTACAGAGAATAGATCAGATGTTACTGTCTATTCAGATTTCTTTACAGACTTCTCTCGTAATGCAGTCACAGGTCAACTAAACAAAAAAACTAATGCTGAAGCTGTAAAACAATCAGTTAGAAACCTATTACTTACAGATAAGCTAGAAAGATTGTATCAACCAAGTGTAGGAGCTGGTCTAAGAGCTTTGTTATTTGAAAATGCAACACCATTTACTCAAATGCAAGTTCAATCATATATTAACGAAGCGATACGTAATCATGAGCCAAGAGCCGAGCTTATATCAACTGAGCTGGAGTTTAGGAATGATCAACACACTGCAGAGATAGTAGTAACATTTGCCATCATAAATATAGAAGACCCAGTAACATTTACCATAGGACTAGAGAGGACTAGATAATGGCTACGACCAATACAGAATTTTCGGTCGCCAACTTAGATTTTAGTACAATAAAATCTAACTTAATCACGTTTATGCAAGGCCAGGATATCTTTTCTGACTATGACTTCACTGGATCTAACTTAAATGTATTGATGGATCTGTTGTCATACAACACGTACTACAATTCAATATATCTTAACCATGTTGCAACTGAGATGTTTCTTGACAGTGCACAGTTAAGAGATAGTGTGTACTCAATATCCAAGTCACTAAACTATCTACCAAGATCATTTAGATCATCGTTAGCATATGTAAACATCAATGTGAACCCAACAAGCAATCCACATCAGATCACAATACCAAGACTTACTAAGTTAACATCTACTATTGGTGACAATACATATACATTTTCAACCAATTCAGATATAATTGTGTATGCAAATAACAGCTATCTTGCTTCTAATGTAGCAATATACGAAGGTGATATAGTTCAAGAAGCATTTCTCGTTACAAATACATCACCAAACACACAAAGTTTCTTTATCAACAACTCAGATGTTGATGTTACAAGTCTTGCAGTAAAAATAAGAACTTCAAACACGGATAGTACAAATTCTGAGTACACAAGAGCAAATACACTATTTGGATTGACAAGTACAAGTAATGTATACTTTGTAGAGCCATCAACTAATGGAAGCTACAAAATTGTATTTGGAAATGGTACTTTTGGAAGACAACCATCAAATAACAATTTGGTTGAGATATCTTACAGAAGATCTAATGGAGAAGATCCAAATGGAGCTAATAATTTTTCTGCTGATAGTATCGCTGGCCACCCTGCAGCTATTAGTTTAGTTACCAGAGCTACTGGTGGATCAGGACCACAAGAACTTGATGATATAAGGTTCTCAGCTCCAAGAGCATTAGCAGTTCAAGAGAGAGCTGTTACAAAAGAAGACTATAAGACTATAGTTACAAATGAGTTCAATGATATTTCATCAATGAATGTCTATGATGGTGCAGATGAACCTGTACCTCAGAATGGTGTTGTTAAGTTAGCAATACGTAGTGATTCATTTGACATTCTACCAACAACTCTCAAGACACAAATACAAAACTTCTTGAGAGATAAAACACCTATTGGTATAAGAACTGACATCATAGATCCAGAGTTTATTAACATAGAAGTCAAGGCAAATGTTAAGTACAACAGGAATGCTACTACTGACGGACCTGGAACTATACAAACATCAGTTGAAACAACAGTAAATACATTCAATAATGATAATTTAGACGACTTCTTCAAGACATTCAGAAAAAGTAAGTTAATTGAAAAGATAAACGAGACAGCTACTTCTATCCTCAGTTGTGAAGTAGATGTAAGGATGATGAAACTGATAAGCCCACAAGCTGATATAAGTTTCAATAAAACATTGTTATTCAACCAAGCATTCAAGAGAGACAATCCAGTAGAGCCTGTATCGCAAGGATCATTTGTATCATTCTCTACTCCTACAGTTCAATCAGAAACATTTGTATTCAATAACATTACTGGTGCATCATTGAGAGATAATGGAGCTGGAACACTACAAGTAGTGACAGCAAACTTGACAAACATTGAAGTTTTGAGCGCTAATGTTGGCACAATTGACTATTCATCTGGGGAGGTTGCTATATCAAATCTTGTTATAAACTCATACTCATCTGGTACTTCATCTGGTACCATAAAAATATTTGCTCGACCAGAGGATGATGACATCCAAGGACTGAGAAATGATGTTATAAGGATTAGAACAAATGAGACTAGTGTGAGTGTTATAGAACTTAGAGAGTGATATGCCAGAACTCAATACTATTCAGGATAAGATATCTCCTTTAATCAAGGAGCAGTTTCCAGACGTTTATAAGAACGATGGTGAGCTTATGACATTATTTGTCAAGGCTTACTATGAATATATTGAGCAAGAGGATGAAGCGCTTGGTCTATCTAGAAATATGGCTTCTGAGATAGATGTTGACCAAGCTACTGCCAGTTTCTTGGAACATTTTAAGAAAACATATCTTTTCAGTATTCCAGAGACTATGACTATAGATCAATCGTTTGTTATCAAACATATTCTTGATCTTTATAGATCCAAAGGTTCTAAGAGAGCACTGCAGTTGTTTTTCAAACTGATCTATGGTAAGAATGCTGATCTGTTTATTCCAAATGAACATCTTGCAAAAGCATCGGATGCAACATTTGTTACTCCAAGATACATTGAAATATTTGCTGGTGAAGATGAAATACAAGCATTTTTGGGTAATGAAATCACTGGTCAGGTCTCAGGTGCCACTGCTTTTGTAACATCTATTGTAGATACAAGTGTGCAAGGTAAGGCATTACAGATTGTTTACTTAGAAAGACTTGTTGGAGAGTTCATAAGAGACGAGTTAGTGTTTGATCCAACTGGAGTTTACTTTGCAAGAACAAATGGATCACTATCTGCTGTTACATTAACTGATGGTGGTAACAGTTATTCTGTTGGACAAGAACTTACAGTAAAGTCAAAAGCAAATACATCTACAGTAGGTAGAATAAGAGTTACTGGTGTAGCTAATGGTACAGGTGTGCCTGCAATTGAATTGCAGATAGGTGGATCTGGATATAGTGCAAATAACTCATTATCAAATGTTATAATCAGTGAAACAATACTTGAAGTTAACAATATATCTAATACTGCAGTATCAGTTGGACCTGATGGGTCAAATACTGTACCAGCTAATACATTTCAAATCTTTGAAGAGATATTCTCACCAAGAGTAGCAGTTACATATACATCTGGTGATAATATATTTGCTCAAACTGCTAACTCATCAAGTTATGTTCAAGGTATCAACTCTACAGCTGGTGTTATAGCAAATGGTCATATAGCAGTTAATGCAAGGGACAGTGCTTCATCTACTAATGGTACATTAACAATATATGAAACATCTGGTTCATTTGCAGCTGAAAATGGTGTTGTTAAGTTGAAATTTGCTGGTGATGCAACTGTCAATGCAGACTTTGGTACATTTACTAACAACTATCCTACTGGAACATTCATTGGTAGAAGAGCAAACAATCTTGGTATTACAGCTAACAGTGGTGTGTGGCCTGTAGAACCTCAAGGGTTTGTGAAAGGAGCTGTTACAAATACAGTAGCTGATATTGTAGCAAATAGATCTGGTGCAAACGCAAATGTGTTGATAAATGCTGTTGGTAATGCTATAGCAACTAACGTATATACAGACTTCATAAAGTTTACTAACTCTGGTAATGTTCTTTCTACTGATATGCTTATCAATGGATCTAATAGTAATGTTACAGCAGCTGGATATGGATTTCCAAAAGATACTACTGCTGGCATAGATGATGTAATTGATAAAGCACTAACATTTGAAACTAGTGAGCTTCTTGGTGAAGTAACATCTCTTACAGTTGTAAGTAGTGGTAATTCTTTCACTGCAGATCCAATTGTAATGACACAAAACAGATTTGTAGATAGTTTCTTTCAAAAAGATGTTGAGATAGGCTATAGAAACAGAGCTGGTACTACTCCAGAGGTTGGAGATATGTATAGACAGTACAAAGCTCATGATACAAGAACACTTACATTTTCAACTAACACAGCTAACGACTTCTCAGTAGGTGAAGGAGTCAAGCAAGTAATCAATAGTAGTACCAATACATATGCCCAAGTTAGATCAATAACTAATACAACACATATGGTACTTGGTGGTTTGTATACATCTAACACTACTGCTGGTGCAGAAAGATTGATAGGTGATAATGCAGTTATCAATACATCAATAAATATAACTGGATTGTTAACTGGTGCAACAATAAACACTATCACTGCAACTTCTAATACTAGTGAGAATACAGTTGCATTAGCTAAAGTGCTTGCATCAAACACATCCAATAACTATCTTAAAATGAGAATGCATTCAATTGAATTTGACTACTTTGTTTCAAGTACTACCTCAGAAAGACTACAATCAAATAACAATAACAGATCTTTTGAGATTGTTACAATAGATGATGCTACTAACAATTACAATAGATTTGTTAAAGCTGGTGTCAATGCTAACACCTTTGCAAATGTTACTATTGGTACTGGTCTTATCACTAATGCTGAAGTTATATACTCTGGTTTAGGATTCAAAGATGGTGAGTTGTTAGACTTTACATTAGGTACTAATGCTCAAGCTGTTGTTGGTACTGCTACAGCAAATGGTACTGGTATTGGTGTAGGATATACAAAGCTCAATAGTGGTGTGTTAGGTGAGAAGTTTTCCATCCACGACAACAGCTTCTTCCAACAGTTCTCATATGAGGTGTTGTCTGAATTTGAGCTAAATAAATATGAAAGAATTTTAAAAGAAGTAGTGCATACAGCTGGATACAAATTGTTTGGAAGACCAGTTGTAGATACTTTTAATAACGTAGCCATATCCGTGGCAAACTCAGCTGTAAGTCAGGCGTAGGGAATGACAGAAAGAGTATATAAAGAGTTTAATGTTCACAGTGCAAGGCAGCTTGTTGAGTCAATTGAAGAAGCTGCTAACACAATGTACTATGTGTTTTCTACTAAGCACACAGCATTTTCAGAAAGCAGTACACCAACACCAAATAAATCAATAGCTAACTCATTATATCAAACATATGATGAAATGTTGTTTGGTAAACTTGTTACAGCTAATGATATTTCTCATGGAATAGAGAATTATGAGTGGGCAAATGGTACCATTTACCAACCATATGATGATCAAGATACAACATTATCAGATAAAGTTTACTACGTTTCTACACAAGAAGGTTCAGATTATCACGTATGGAAATGTATAAACAACAATGGAAATAGTGTTTCAAACTCGCAACCATTGTATTCTGATGTGTCTAGTACTCTTGATTCTTTGTACGTAAAGAGTGCTACTGATGGATATCAATGGAGATTTATGTATACTATTCCAGCTGCTAAGTATACAAAATTTACATCTAACAACTATATTCCTGTCATATCTCATGCTAATGCACAAGGTAATGCAATCAATGGTGCACTAGATCATTACATTGTAACTGATAGTGGAAACAACTATAACGAGTTTGCAAATGGTGCAGTAGTAACAGGCACAAACTCAACTGTATTTACAATTAACTCATCTAACTTTTCTATATCTGGTAATAATGATTTCTATAACAATTGTTCAATATACATGACTGGTGGTATAGGTAATGGTGAGATAAGAGAGATAGTAGATTATGTTGGTGCAACCAAAACTGTAACAGTCAATACAGCATTCTCTGGTACACCAGATAGCACAAGTACATTTGAGATTACTCCAACAGTTAGAATCAAAGGTGATGGATCTAATGCTATTGCAAGAGCATTAATTAACACATCAACAAATACTATAGCAAACATACAAATATTGCAACGAGGATCTAAGTACACATATGCAGATGTTACTATTGAAGCAAACAATATGGCTTCTGGTAACTTGGCAGCTGTCCGTGCAGTCATTGGTCCGTTTGGTGGCCACGCCCATGATCCTTTAGCTGAACTTGATGCAAGGTATGTAATCATATCAACTGACTTTGCAAACAATGAAGCAAGCAACATACAAACAGATAATGATTTCAGAACTGTTGGCATATTGAAAAATCCATTTTATGCTAACACAAGAATAACAATAGATTCACCAACAGCTAACTTCCAAGTAAATGAAACAGTAACTGATTCTGGTACTGGTGCTACAGGAACATTAATAACATCAAATACTACAACTGTTAGTCTTACTAATGCTTCTGGTATATTTTTGTTAACATCTAATGTGACAGGATCCATTACAGGAGCTACAGCTAATATTACAGCAGTAAGAGTTAACGATGCTGACTCTTCAAGAGCCAACTATCATTACTTCCAACAAACATCTAAGTTTGAACATAACTTAGTTTCTGGTAGTTCATTTACAGAGGATGAAAAGGTGACACAAGCTACCAGTGGTGCAAATGGTATAGTATATCAAAGCAACGCTACACACACTTCCTTAACAACAGTACGTGGAACATTTGAAGATGCAAACAGCTATATAGTTACTGGAGGTACTTCATCAGAAACAGCTCGATTCAAAGCTACAGTACCAGGAGATCTTGTGAGAGGATCTGGAGAGGTATTATTTTTGAAAAATATTGAAGCAGTGTCGAGATCAAACACTTTAACCGAAACAGTCAAACTCGTGTTAAAATTTTAGAGGAACGAGATGTCCAGAACCCTTGATACCAACCTTAATGTAAGTCCATACTTTGATGACTTTGATGTTGATTCACAACATCATAGAGTATTGTTTAAGCCTTCTGTTCCAATACAAGCAAGAGAGCTTACTCAGTTACAAAGTATATTACAGAACCAAATTGAGAAGTTTGGTGATGTTGTAGTTAAGGATGGATCTATAATTGAAGGATGTTCTTTCAATATCAAATCAGCAGAGTATGTAAAACTTCTTGATAGAAATACAGACAATGAATTGTATACAGTTTCTGAGTTTGCAAATGGTTACATACAACATGAATCATCTAACCTTATTATGCAAACTATTGATTCAAAAGCTGGTTTTGAAATAACCAACCCAGATCTTAACACTTTGTATGGTAGATATGTCAATACAGGCAACAGTGGTGGTACAGATAAGGTTGAATTTGTTGCTGGTGAGACAGTCAAGTTCTATCCAGCAAATGGACAAATATCAAATACATTTACAATCAATGATGGTGGAGCAGCTTTTACAAATGGAGACACTCTTATCTTCACTGCTACTCGTGGTATTAACGCTAGTGCTAATGTAACAACAAACAGTACTGGTGGAATCACAGCAGTTACTCTTATCAAAGCTGGACAAGACTTTCAAATTACTGATGTTCCAACAATTACATTTGATACAGCTGGTGGTACTGGTGCAAATATTACTTGTACGGTTAATTCAACAGCATCTTTTGAGATTGCTGGCTTAGGTTTTGCATCTACAGGTAACACAGAGTTTGATCCAGTAGGAAAGACACTAAGAGTTCAAGTAAGTGATGGAACAATCTATCAAAAAGGTCACTTTGTAGAAGTATTTTCTCAAGGTGTAAATGTTAAAGATTACGATCTAAAACCAAATAATTTTTCTGTTGGTTTTATTACTGAGGAAAGTATTATCAATAGTTCTTCCAATACTGCTTTGTTGGATAACTCTTCAGGGTTCAATAATGAAAATGCTCCAGGTGCTGACAGACTAAAACTTACTCCAAATCTTATTTCAAATACAACAACCAATGCTCAATCAACAAACAACTTTCTTTCACTAATAAAATTTCAAAATGGTTTACCAACTACTGTAAGAGAAGAAACTCAGTTCTCAGAGATTGGTGAAGAGTTAGCTAAACGTACATTTGAAGAAAGTGGTGATTATGTTGTAAAACCATTTGCTTTTAGTACAGAAGAGAATACAGCAAACACTGACTTAGATACTATGGTTATTGGTGCTGGTAAAGCATTTGTTAAAGGCTTCCGTAATGAAACTGTTGGTGCTTCAAGAATACAAATCAGAAAAGGAACTGATTTTGCTAATGTTGAAAATGCAACGATCAGTCAAAACTATGGTAACTATATTGTTGTTAATGAGTATCTTGGTAGCTTTGATTTCAACACTGCAGCTGAAGTTAAATTATTGGATACTGCCGGTAATAGAATATCAACATGCCCTGCAGGTTCAGCAGAAACAGTTCCATCAACAAACTCAGCCACACAAGTAACAGCTTCTGGTCCTTCATTCACAGGTAACATTGTAGGTACTGCAAGAGTAAGATCAGTTGTATACGAAGACAATACACCAGGTAGTGCTGAAGGTGAATATAGGTTGTACTTGTTTGACGTAAACATGAACCAAGGAAAGAACTTTGCAGACGTACGATCAGTATCATATTTTACAGGGTCTAATGCTGGAGTTGGATTTGCTGACGTTAAACTTACTAATGGTAGAGCTGTACTCCAAGATACTAACCTTAGGAAGTTTATAGTACCTACTGGAATCAAAGGTATAAAAACTTTCAATCACAAGACAGACAACGAAGCATCATACACATACAGAACAATATCTACAGGTACTGCTGCAACAAATGGTACTATAGTTTTAACATTAACTGGTAATCAAATCTTTGACTACACTGGTGGATCTACATTATCTACTGACCAAGAAAGAGAATTTGTTATTGTTGCAAACAATACATCTGCGCAGACTGCTGCATTGAGTGGAACTGTAACAACGACAACAAGCAATGTAGTCACAGGTAGTAGTACTACGTTTACAACAGATTTCCAAGTTGGTGATACTATTAGAGTTGCTGGTTCAGAAGATGAACTCATAACTGGTATAACAAATGCTACACATCTTACAACACTAGGTGCATTTTCAACAGCAGTTAGTGGTGCAGCATACAGAAGATTATACGTTGCAGATAAACCAATTCATCTTGATGGTACAAGCTCAAATGTTACAATAAGTTCAGACCAAAAGTCAGCTACTATCAATATGTCAAGAGGTAAAACATTAGAGTCTACCTTTGCACTATTAGTCAAACATAATGTAACAAAAAGAGAGGCTGCACAAAAAGATAAGTTACTTTCTGCAAACACTTATGTAAAAATTAATTGTGCAACTAATGCTGACACTTCTGTTGGACCATGGTGCTTAGGTGTACCTGATGTTTATCAACTTCAAAAAGTGTATGTACAATATAACAACTTTACAAGTATAGAAGCTTCTGGTAATGACTTTACAGCTCACTTTGATTTATTACCTAACCAAAAAGATGGCTTCTATGACTTATCAAAACTTAAATTAAGAACTGATACAGTTGGTGCACCAACAATAAACAGCACTGCAAGAATACTTGCAGTGTTTAATCACTTTAGAGAAAGTGGAAGTGGTTTTGGATACGCTACTGTTGATAGTTATCCTGTTGATGATGCAACAGCTACACTACCAGCTGATAAAATAAGAACAGAAGGTATACCAATATACCTATCACCTACAGATGGTGAAACATTTGATCTTAGAGATTCAATTGATTTCAGACCACAAGCAGCAAATACAGCAAACACAACTAACGCTACAACTGCAGCTGGTGCAACAACAAACCCAGTTAAGACAGTATCATTTAGTGGTGAACAATATATTGCTGCTCCTGGTGAGAACATGACTCTTGATTACCAACATTATCTTCCAAGAATTGATAAGATAATGATGGATACACAAGGTGTGTTTAGTACTACAGAAGGATCTGCAAGCTCTAAACCTGTACCTCCTCAAGACTCTGCCACTGCAATGACATTAGGTTTGGTTACTGTTCCAGTATTTCCAACTCTTGCAAGTCTACCTGCAGCAAGATCAGCACGACCAGATTATGCATATCAAATAGTAAGTAGACAACAACGTAACTTTACTATGAAAGATATTTCTCAAATTAAAAATGAAGTTAGGAAGATACAATATTATACATCTCTTAACTTGTTAGAGAAACAAGCAATTGATCTTACAATTCCATCTTCTGCAAATAGTTCATTAGAGAGATTCAAAAACGGAATATTAGTAGATAACTTTGTTGATCAAACTACAGCTGACATTGGAAGCAGAGAGTTCAAAGCTGGATATGATAAAGTTAACCAAGTTCTAACTACAAGACAAAAAAATAACATTATTGATATCACACCAAATACATTTGCAAATACAGTTAAGACTGGTGATTTGATTACATTAACATTTGATCATACATCAGAATATGAACAAAGATCTGCAACTAGAACTAGAAACTTAGCTGAGTTATTTTGGAGTTACAATGGTATTGTTAATGTTCTTCCAAGCTATGATAACTTTCATGATATAAGACATCCACCATCTAATGACTTTCATGTTGAGTTAGACTTAACAGCTGGTACAAGATCTCTATTGAATAGTATAAGAGATCTAGAAGCTATACAAGAGCCTCGAAGTGAAGTTATAGGTGACACATCAGTTACTAACTTTCTTGGTTCAACACAAAGTTCTGTGGTTACTCCAGTAGCAAGTAGAACAGCTGGTGGTACAACAACAAGACAAGATACTACTACTACAACAGTCAACAACTTTCAAACTATTAGAACTATAAGACGACAGCAAAGTGAGAACCAGTTTCAAACTCAAGATATTGTCAACACACAAACTGTTGGTGAGTTTGTAAGAGATATATCATTCAATCCTTTCATAAGAGAACAGTTGTTGTACTTACATGCATTTGGATTGAAACCAAATACAAGACACTATGTATACTTTGACTCTAAAGCTGTAAGTTCACAATGCCAACCTGCTACAGTCAATAGTTCAGATTCAATTACTGAAGCTAACTTCAGAACAACTGGTGCAGTTGGTGATGCATTAAGAACTAATGAAAATGGTGAAATATTTGTTGTATTTCATTTACCTGCAGAAACATATCCTGTAGGTGAGAGACAAGTCAATATAGCTGATCAAACAACAGTTGCAGCAGCAAAGGATACTGGATCTAAAGCTGGTGGTGTGTTCAATGCATACAACTTTGGTATTGATAAGGCTAGCATACAACTTACAACAAGACAACTAGAAGTTAGAAGAGAAAGAGTTATTACTGGACAAACATCTCAAGCAACTGCGATACCAGTTTCTATTGTTTCATTTAGAGAAGCAGATACAACAATTATCGAATTAGAAATTGATGAAGAAACACAGTCTGATACATTTATTGCTGGTGAAACATTACTGGGAACATCCAATGTTACTGACGGAGATGTGACGGTACAACTTTTACAAATTGTTTCTAACACAAACATTACTGATGGTGGACAATATTATACTGCTGGACAAACAATCAATGTCGGTTCTGTCGGTGGTTCAAGTGGTACTGCAGCTGCTGTTGTTGATACAATTACATCTGGTACAATTGATGAAATTATAATTGATGATGTTGGTACTAATTATGCAGTA